CGATTCTCCGTACAAGTATCTAAACTCTGGAACTTTTATCGGCACTGTTTCTGAGCTTAGAAAAATAACAGAAGAGTCCATATTAGATACGGATGATGATCAGCTTTATTATTCCCATAAATTACTTTCGGGTAAGTACGATATGGAACTAGATCATCGGTGCGTTATGTTTCAGCCTACAGAAGGTTGTTGGGAGGATATGGATTATATGATACCTGCTGAACGTAGCGAAGGTAATTTAATAAATAAATTGTTTAATACTTCTCCTTGTATTGTTCATGGAAACGGAAGCCCTAGGGCGAAGATTTTTTTCAATAGGGTTTGTGATTATATTTCATGTAATAGATTAGGCTACTTTCTATATAACCCGATTAAAGAACGAAAACTTTCAAAAGATTATTCTATTTCTATATTTGCTTTTATTAAGAATAATAAAGAGATGCAAAATTTTGTTCTTGGGTTAGCCTGCTTAAACAACCCTAAAGAAAAGATATCGATTTATATATGCGGGGAAGAAGGTCTTTCTAGTTCTCAGGTGGACATTTTAAGTGGCTTCAAAAGTTTTAAATTCAAGAAAGCTAAAGCAAACGTAAAACAGTTAGACGAGGCCTTAGAGTACGCAAATGAAATTGGTGACGACTATACTTTTTTGATAAAGTCTAATGTTATACTCAACAACCCTCATGTCCTGAATAATTTAATTAAATCTGATAAGGGAATCATAGCCCCTGTATTAAACGTACCAAATCAGCTTTATGCAAATTTTTGGAGGGGTGTAGATGATAATGGTTGGTACGAGGAATTCCCAGATTATTTCAAGATAGTATCGAGGGAATCAAAGGGGGTCTGGAATTGCCCTCACGTAGCAGAGGCTGTTTTGATAAAGAAGAAGTATGTTAAAAGGTGCTTAGGAAAATTCAGCTTGAACTTTACACCGGAGAAAGGAGACTTCATAACTTTTTGTTATAATTTGAGAAACTCTGGAGATTTTGTGTATGCCGATAATAGAGAAAAGTATGGATACTTACTTGCGGAGTAGTGTATTAATACTATGACATGGCAAGAAAAAAAGCTCCTGCTATTTTAGATTCATTAGAAGAACTAGAATATCTTAACGGACGTAACGGAGGAGTCCTTTCTATTAGCGCTAAAGCGAAAACTAAAGACAGCTTCTTCGTTAAAAGTTTCAAATGGACAGACAAACAAAAAGAATTAATCAAGTTAGCTCTAAGCGACAAATCCAAAATAATTTTTATAGAAGGGCCTGCAGGTACATCAAAAACATTACTTTCTGTTTATTGTGGACTGAGGCTTCTTAGTGACAGCAAAGTAGACGATCTAACTAACATAAGGTCTGCCGTGGAAAGCTCTGACGCAAGACTAGGCTTTATGCCCGGAGACGCAGACGACAAGTTGCACTACTTTAATTTACCATTTTTGGATAAGTTGAATGAGCTCGTATCAGACGAAGAAATCAAAAAATTACAAAAGAGTCGACGAGTCTCAACTTATCCAGTCAATTTCAGCAGAGGTATGAGTTGGAACAATAAGTGCGTTGTTTTTGACGAGTGCCAGAACAGCTCGCTAAAAGAAATCGTAACCGTTCTCACAAGAATAGGAGAAGGAACCAAGATGTTTCTATGCGGAGACAATAGGCAAACCGATCTAAAAAACGGAAACAGAGGAAGCTTCGCAAAGATAATGAAAGCCTTCTCAGATGAAGAGAGCATAGAAGAAAAAATTCATTCTTTCGTTTTCGACAAAGACGATATTATGAGATCAAACATACTTAAGTTTATTATCAAAAAGATAGACGCTCAAGCAGCGTGAATTATCTAGGGTTTTTACCCCAGTATTTATGTTCGTAATCGGGTGTGTTTTCTCGAGTCATGGCTTCTATCCATTCTGAGTTAGAGCCTTTATCCAGAAGTACATGATTACCGCTATTGGTATCTGCGTGAGGCTGCCACTTTCTAGCTAGAGCAAAAAGCTGAGCTTGCTCATAACTTAAAGCGGAAACCAAAACACAAAACTTTCTTAAAACAGATCTTTGAGGCGGAGGGTTTATACCTCTTTCTATTTTACGCCATACATCCTTAGAGATACCGAGCATAATGCACATTTTTCTGGTATCCTTAAAACGCTTGATTCTAAGTTGTTTTAAATACTGATGAAACTCCATATCGCGTAGCCCCAAAGATGTATAGCTAGAGAAACAGCAAAGGATAAAACAAATCTATTTAAGTCAGACATAGAAATCAAAATAGCTTCCTTGGTTTATCATTACTTCAGCGTCCATTAACATGTTATATTCTTCGACCTCGTCTATTTTTTTTATTCTATCTCCATCTTCTATATCTTTATATTCCATTAGCCTTGAAGACTCTATTTCCCTGTATACAGACATGTTTTGGGCTTGTTGAATTATCGGTCCAATATCCATCTGCCGTACTCCATGTTAAATTCGTGGTGGATATACAAAACCCAAAAGAAGAGAATAAGCCACCCAGTAAAAGCTCCTCCAGCTATTATAGCGTACCATTCCCACGTTTTTTTTATTTCGTGTTTTAGATAATAATAGAGATTTCTCCACGTTGTTTTTTCTATGGACTTAGCCATCTTCGCCAAAATCTCCAATAGCTTCTACCGGACAATTTTCCATAGCTTCTTTACATGCCGCTTCCTCTTCTTCGCTTTCGGGCTGTTTATAAACGTAAGAATATCCCGTTTCGTCACTTCTGGTAAAATTGATAGGTGCAGTATTTCTACAGAGATCACAGTCTATGCACTGTTCATCTACAAAATATTTTCCCGCTACGTTGGTGTCGTATCTATTTGCTAGTTCTGCCATTTTTTAATTTTAATTTTGCTAATCGTTTTTTCTCTTTCCATTCATATTTAACGCGGGTTATTTCGGCACCCCACGTTTTGCTGTCAAATTTTATATTTTCTCTTTGTAGGGCGATAAACCATGCCAATCTGCTGCCTTCAGGGGATAGCCAAACGCCGGGTTCGTCGTCTTCTTTGTACCCTCTTTTTTTGAGTTCTTTTGAGGCTTCTTGTCGGGTCAACATATCCGGCTTTTTTTCTGGCTCCGGCACAAACCGTGTCTGTGTGGCGTCATTAATCTGTGCAGATGTTACTTCTTTAGACATACTATCTCCTTGTGCAAGTAGCAAGAACAGCCATAAGAAACATTATAGCAAGTGTGACATAAAGGTCGTATCCCGGAAATAATCTTGAATTCAAAGGTCGAATTAATTTTTTCTTTTTATTTTTCTTTTTAACCATTTAAATGCCCTTATTATAAGTTTTTTTAGTATAAAGGGAGACATAGCTACCCAGCCAATCGCTGTAAAAAATCTTTCTCCTATTGGGTGTTTCATTCCGTTAGTGTTTCTGTTTATTAATTTATTAATGTTTTTTAAGGTTTCTTTATCAGCGCTCCATCTTTCGTCTTTCCATGTCCACACCGTTATCTTCATTCGTTGATCTCTACTTCTTTTTTTATTGGGATAAGCTTTCTAACAGGCGTGCTTACGAACTTTAAGGTTTTAAGAGATAGAGTGACCACATTTTTAAGTAAACCCATTGTTGCCATTACAGTTTTTTCGCCACCTTCTACTGCTGACCCTGCAGCTATACCTACAGGAACTATAGCGGCCTCTGGGTGAGTTTTTATGGCTTTATAGGCGTCCTTGAACCTTAAGACCTTAAAAACCTCTCCTGCGGGCACTCTGTCGCCCGTAACGGCTGCATGCTTAAACTTCTGCCAGTCAAAATAAATTACAGAATCAGTTACTTCTTTGGAGCCTTGCATGTAATGCCGAACGTAGTTTCTTTTGAACCAAGTTTTAGGTTTTGTTAGTTTCCATTTGGGTTCTTCGGGATTGACCCAGCTTCCGTTTTCATGGATAATAGTTTTTCCAAGAAATTTTAACTCTTGGCTCTCTTCTGCCGCTAAGCTAATAGCGCAGAACATTATTGATATGGTAATTAGTTTTTTCATTATTTTTTATCTTACTCCTCCTGCTTCTGTTTTTTGTGGGACTCCTGTATTCGGCAAAAATGGATGAGCAGGGCTATGGAGCTCTTCTTGTTGTACCGCTTTGATTCTTAAGGTATCAACATGAGCTTCCATTACTTCCATATCTTTTTCAATGAATCTTAAACGCATATTTTGTTCAGCGTCATCGGGTAAAGCTCCAAGTTGCCCAAGAGGCCATTTAACTCGAAACTCTGAATTCATTTGCACACTATCTTTCATTCTCAATACATCTATTTCTAATTGAGAGATTTTAGATGTTAGGCCAAAATAACCCCATACCGCAACGCCTGCTAGTACTATAATTTGTATGAGCCACCTTAGATTGATACCTAAACTGGTATCGTCGTTTACTTTTGTTTCCATGATGTTTAGTCGGTTTTAAATTCAGCTTTTTTTGTCCCTCTCCAGTCGGGAAATTCTGTTCGCCCAAATCCCGGTCCGTACGCTGTGTGCAAATGGACTGTCGTTCCATGCTTCACAAATACTTGACCCCAATCTTCAAATTTTAAACCGGGAATGTCCATTTCGCCAACATTCATATACACTTGATTTGAAATGAGTATGTGGTCGTTATCTCCGGCGTCCATACATCTTTGGGCCATATTGATACCATGCCCGCTAACATTAGGGTTATTGTTTATATCTTTGACTGGAACAACTGGACCAGTATACAAACCATTCCTTAAGCCTATGTCGGCACTCTTATAACACTTTTTACCCACGTCTACTGCGCATTTAAAAGCAGCATGAACGCTGTTAAAAAACACCAAAGCCATACCGTCACCAGTAGGTAAAATGATTAACTTGCCCTGTCTTTGTGCTTGTTGGTATCCCTCGGTACCTTTGACGATAGCTATAAGGTCGTCCATTACTTTCTTTTGCATTGCTGTACTCTTTTTAGAGTATCCTACAATATCCATGAAATAAGTATGAGACTCGCAAGCAGTATCATATGTAATTGCGTCACCTTTTAGCTTAAATGGATCTCCTCCCCATTTCCATTTTATAACTCTGGCTCTCTTTAGTCTTTCCTCTTCAGCTTTAGCTTTATCGGCGGCTTCTTTTATTCGGGCGTTTCTTTCGTCATGCTCTTTTTGCATCGCTTCTTCTCTGGCTTTTCTATCAGATTTTGATTCGGTCATCTTGCCCCAAAGGCTTGTGGGAGCTTTTTTGACGTTTTGAAATTCCATGGATTTATATTCTTTTGGTTGACCTGACCCCACCTTGACCTGACCTACAGATGGAACGTTTTGTTTTTTGTAATTTCTGTGGGGGTTTTTCAGGCAGCCCTTTGACTTGAGATATTCCAAGAGTTCTTGATTATCGTTGTCGCTAGCGATTTCATAAGGGTTTAGGTTTCCATCGTGACAGGCTCCATTAGGGTTAGCTTTATGTTCGAAAAGTATTTCGCATATTTCTTTATTCCCCAGTTCAACTGCATAATGGAGAGGCATCCATCCTCGATTGTCTCGTCCGTTTATCTTAACGCTTTCGTCTTCAACAAGAGACTCTATCTCATCAATGTCCTGCATTTGGACTGCTTGGTGAAGGTTCATTTCGTTCCCATAAAATTTACCTCCTTTAGCTATAAAATTGTTTATTATTTTGGTTCGGTTCGGTCCTTCCGCTACATCCATAGGGTAAACGATTGAGGATCCTTGTTTTCCGTTTTCTTCCAGAGCAAGGTTCCAGTCGTTTTGTTTTTGTTTTTTAGGGGGTTTGCTTTTTATATTTGGTGAGATCCCTGCGTCCAGTATAACTTGAACAGCTTTAGCTTTGCTGCGGTTCGACGCGTAATGAAGGGGGCTCCAACCAAGGTCATCATCTAAGGACAAGAAAGCTCTTTTATTTTTAAGAGCGGTCCTTATCCCCTTTATATTTCCATTTTGAGCAAGTATGTGTAGCTGCCCCATGCTCTTGTATATTACACTTTATTACCATTGATCATTCCAATACCATCCCCATGAATCTTTTCGGCCGTTACCAGATACAAAGTAATCATAGCCGATCGGGTTTTCACGTACGTTCCATTTACGTATCTGTCTTGATAGGCCATGGACCCATGGAAACCATGTGTATCTTTGATCTTTAAAGTTTTCTATCTTGGTTGTTGACCTCTCTTTTAGCCATTTTATGTCATTGCTCCCATATGCTCTTCTTATTCCATATTTGAAATTAGACCCGTCGATGTGATATTTGACCTGAGCGTCTATTGTACGCTGGTCTTGCCAACGCTTTGTCTCAACATGGCCGTCTACAAAAGCTAACGCCGTTCCATCAATGTGGTAATTTCCGGGAACATCCATATCATATACCTTGTGGGTAGGTGGGCCTTCGTTCATGACCACTCTAAAACAACCAGCGTTAATAAATTCAAATGGCATTTCTATAAAAGTAAAAATTTTGGATGGATTTTCGATCTCTTGTTGTTTATGGTATATCCTCCATTCTCTGTCTCTTTTGACTGGCCAACCAGACCATCCTCCTACGTGAATGTTTATACTGTAGCTTCTATGCCTAGGTACCATATCTTTGATGACACCTTGCCTATTCGTTATCCTTACCATATCTTTATCTGCTGGACATTTAAATACTCCGGTATTGTTTCTGGTTGTGCTGCCCACATAATTAAATATAGGCGATTGCTTTAACCATCTAGCTCTGTTTCCATATTGACTAAGATTCAAGCTACCCGACATCCATGCGTATGGAGCGCATCTTTCATATTTCCACGCGCTTGAGTATAGTATTTTATCTCCATGGTCATCGCTGAACATTGTATGGGCCATTTGTAATTGTTTTTGATTATTAATACATGTTGCTTTTTGACCGACAGATTTAGCTCTGCTGACAGCAGGAAGAAGAAGAGCAACTAGAACAGCAATAATGCTTATAATTACCAACAACTCAATTAGGGTAAAAGCCTTTTTCATTGGTATGGTTTCCAAGACGGGTGACTTCCCCAGCTATCGTTCCAATACCATCCCCATGAATCGTACATGCCGCCATCTTTTTCTCGTAGATTCCAGTCTCTATTGTAGCGTCCTACTCCGCCCATAACTCCGTACCACTTATAGCTATTAGGATCGGGAATAATCGCTCTTTCTCGGAGCCAAGCTAAGTCTCTGTTGTTGGGGCTTACTATCTTATCTTGATTAGTTGTCGGATTCATAGCTTCAGATGATATATTTATTGTGTCCTTTTCTAACCATCTTCTAAATTCTACATGAGCATCCACAAAAGAGACGACGGAACCGTTGTTATGATAAACCCCGGGCCAGTCTTGAGAGAAGAAGCTCTCGCCTCCTTTGAGAATTGGTGCCACTCTAAAGTTACCCGCGTTAATAGACTGCGCTGGCATTTCAATAAAGGTAAACAATTGACTAGAACTATATACATCATCGTAAGTATGATGCACTTTGTATTGGTTGTCGGATAACCAAGGCCATCCAGACCATCCGCCCACAAAAAGGTTCACGCTATAAGAGCGGGGCCTTTGTACTGTTTCGGGTTGTAAAGTGTTGGAAAGAGGTCCCGGAATTCTGACTGTTGATTTATCGCCGGGACAACGATATATACCCATCCCTGCATAAGGCTTCAAAGGGGAGAAGAAAAGAGGTCTGTCGCTTTGCCCCCAGACTCCGTTGCCGCTCATGCTGTCGGCTACCCACGCCCACATACCGGTAGGCTCGCCTGCCCAAGCTGAGGCATAAGGGAATCTGTTTTGGTGATCTCCTGCAAACTCTGCGTAAGCAAGATTAAGTTGACGTTGGTTGTTTATGCACGCGGCTTGCCACCCCGTTTGTTTAGCCGATCCCAGCGCCGGAAGCAAAAGAGCCGCCAGTATTGCAATAATAGCGATGACAACCAGTAGCTCTATTAATGTGAACCCTCTGGTTGCTTTCGCCGCAGACAGGGGTTTCAATACCATTATATCTAAAGAAAATTACACCATTTTTCTCCATCCGTCTTTATAAAGTATTCTGGCTAATGTAGACGAAAATTTTCTAACTTCCGTCTCTGTTTTGTCGAACCAAAATGCATGAACAATTTCTTCGATAGTAACAGAGAGTTTTCTTCTAGGAGAAAGGTTAGGCCTGATCATGATTTTTGGATTTCTTTCCTCAGGGCTCCAGCATAAACCGTCAGCGTCCGCATAAGGAGGATTCTTCCATAAAAGGGTATATTCCTTGTTGGAAGCCGTTTTGAATTTTATTTTCTCCGACATATCTACATTATATTACACAAGACCTCATAAATGTATTCAATATTGCTTTTTTCTTAGTATTTATTGCATCGATGTGTATATAATTATAATATTATGAAAACTTATTGTCAATCCTGTGGGGCTTTAGCTGCCTACAAGGCTGGACATAAGCCCGCCTTCTGTTCTTCTTGTGGCTCCCCAATGGACAAAAAACAACAAAAACAGAAGAAAAGGAGAGAATCTGAAGATAGGACCGAGGGGGCATATGAAGAAGAGGATATCGGGGAAGACGATATGCTTTATGTCCCTGATATATCTAAATTAGAGGTTGATATTAGGGGAGACTGGAAGCAGAAAGGCGAAACATTAGGGTCTATAATTCCACATGTCCCTGAACCTGAGGATGAATAAGGAAAAAGACAGAAGCGACAAAACCTTTGAAGATTGCATCTGTGAAATAAACGAAGAAATAAAAAAAAGAAAATCTAAATGGAAGCTAACTTCCATTTCTTGGATGGACTTTGATGATATTTCTCAAGTTTTAAGGTTGCATATATATAAAAAATGGGACATGTATGACCCAAGTAAGCCCTTGGCTCCTTGGCTTAATAGAATCATTACGAACCAAATAAAAAATCTGGTAAGGAACAATTACGGAAACTATGCTAAGCCTTGTCTCAAATGTGCCGCCGCAGAAGGAGATGGTCTATGCGTAATATACGACAAACAAGGACCGGATTGCCCTTTATATTCGAATTGGGAAAAAAATAAAAAGTCTGCACATGATATAAAAGTGCCCATACCTTTAGATAATCACGATCACCTGATTGGTGTTCCTATGGGAGATAATTTCGATTTTGAGACTTCTATAAGAAAACTCAATAAAGTGCTTCCTAAATTTTTGAAGCCATTAGAATGGAAAGTTTATAAGTATCTTTTTGTGGATAACTTATCAGAAGAAGAAGTGGCTAAATTAATGGGGTACAAGACATCAGAAAGAAACAGAAGCCCCGGATATAAACAGATCAAAAACATTAAAAAGTCCATCATAGTAAAGGTTAAAAAAATCATCTCGGAAGACAAAGCCGACATTATATAATGGAAGAAATCACTCTTAAAAAAGAACAAGAAGAAGCCATTCTCGATATGTGGAATAAGTGCTCAAAAGATAGTGCGCCTTCGCTTATAGAGCTAATACAAGACGCAGCAGGCTTTGAGGGAAGAGACGGAAGAAGCAAAGAAGGTAGAGCTGTTAAAAAGTTTCTAGCTTCAAGAAAGATAAAAGCAAGAGCCGCCCACGAGTACCAGACTAAAGAAGATGTAATTTGGACAGACGAAGAAAAAGAATTCATGCTGAATAACATCCAAACTATGAAGCCTATGGAAATGGCTAGATACCTTCGAAAAGACGAAACAATAACTGTACTCAGCAAAGAAACAAGAGCAGTTAGAGATTTCTTAGCTTCTGAGGGCGTCAGTGCTTTAGGAAGCGAAAATCCCATATCTACCCCGAGAGAAGAAGAAGCCGAAGATACCTACAAGGCACCCAAATCTCAAGACAGGGCAATAAGCAGAATAAACAAATACGTAAACGATAGTATAGACAAAGACAAATTAACCTCCACAATAAAAAAGAACGTAGAAACATTAATTAATTATCTTTCTACTTATAGATTTTGTCACCAGATTAATACTTATAGAGGGGCAACGGACAGAGAGCTTTTCGAAAGCAGCTTCATAAGGTACACATGGAACAAATCAGACTTAACCCAAGAAGAAGTGGACCAATATATCGTCCTATCTCAAGAGGTCGTTATTTCCGCCAATATTCAAAGAAGAGTAGAAAGATTATCTCAGCTGCTAGATGAGGCTTCTGATGATAGCGAAGGCAGGAGGATATCAATGAGTTTGGTCGAAGCTATAAATACAGCCCAGACAGAATACAATCAATGCGTCTCTCGCCAACAAAAATTATTAGAAAGCCTGAAAGAAAAAAGAAGCCAAAGACTTAGCAAACAAATTAAAGAGAACGCCAGCATACTTAATTTGGTACAAATGTGGAAACAAGAAGAAAGCCGAAACAAACTACTGCAACTTGCAGAACTAAAGAAAAAAGCAGCTGCAGAAGAAGTTCAAAAATTATCTTCCATAGATGAAATCAAAGCTAGAATAATG